GTTGTCGCCGCAGTTCATGGCAAGCTCGATATGATTTTCTTACGCGCACTGTCGAACGGCGGTGTCTTCACTTTTGATGAAACTACGAACCCCGAAGGTGGTGTACGTGGCACAATCGACTACAAGCAGCCGGGCGAAAACATTGCGACCGTCACCAAAGACTGGACGCTTGAAAACATCGAAACTGTCGATTGCTTTGAAGACATTCAGGCAATTCTTGACGCAGCACAGGACAAGGTTGCACTCGCAAAAATTCTGTGTTCGCCGTCTATCATTTCCTACATCTGCCGCAGCAAGCAGATGAAGAAGATGATTTTCGGCTCAGACAAGTCTTCAAGCATCTTGCTCGCACGCGACCTGAACGAATGGATGCAGTCTAACGGCTTCCCCGTATTCGAGCCTATCCGCAGACAGGTGCGTATTCTGAACGGCACACAGGCAAGTGTTTACGAGCCTTGGGTGAAAGAAAACATGGTTTTCGTTCCTGCCGGAAAACTCGGTGTCATCAAGACTGCCTACTCGAACAACGAAATCAAGCCTGAACCTGGTGTCGCATACAGCAATCAGGGGCGTATTCGCGTATCGCAGTGGGGCGTTGGTGAAACACAAGGCTCAAACGGCGTGGAGTTCACCAAGGCAGAAAGCATTTCGCTCCCTGTCATCACTGAAATCAACGGCATCTACACACTCAAAACGAAGAAGTCGTGACAAACATCGAAGCATTGAGCAATCTTTGTACCGCTATTGCCAACACATTCTATCCCGACAACGCGGTGCTACGCCTGACGTTGTTTAACGAAGGTGTTGACACTGACGCAGCAGCACAAGCGAAAGACCCTGTAATCTTTCGCTGTGCCGTGCGTCTTGTCCGTGGCTATGTCGAAGCATCAAGGTCTGAAGGGTCTGTTTCAACATCAGTCATGCAAGACACTGTTGAAAAGTCGCTCAACTATTGGTGCAACTACTACGGTCTCGATGCTGATGAAGAACTCAGTGAAGACAAACGAACAATATCAGACGCAACAAATCTGTGGTAAATGAGAACTAACGGCAAACTGCAATATCAGGTACTTTCGCCCGGTGGCATTGATGACAACGGCGAACCTATCGCGCCCACTGAAACGTGGAGCGATGCGATTGCTTGCAGCATCAAGACAAATTCTGACAACCGCAAAGGCGCGTATGAAGACGGTGAGTTTCGCATGGCATCATTCATCGTTCTTCTTGAGGCTGATGCAAGACAGGACTTTGAAAGCATCAAGCGCATCAAGTTGGTGCGCGGTGCTGAAACGCTGGGCGAATATCGGGTAATTTGCAGTGAGCCGCTTGTTACGCAAGGACGTTTTCAAATCATGGTCTGAAGCATGGCACAGTCAGTCAAATTTCACGGCAAATACAAAGGTGTAATCGTATCACGCACCGATGTGAAGAAGTTGCGCGACAAGTTGGAACTTGGGCGTGGCAAACTCATAGACTTGCTTGTCAAGAATATGTGCTATATCGGCGAAACGTGCATCAAGATTGCGCGTGAACAAGGTGACTACAACGACATCACAGGCAATCTTCGCAGTTCTATCGGTTACATCGTGCTGTCAAACGGCACGGTCAAGGGCGGTGGAACATTCGAGCAGAAATCAGTGTCACCCGGTTATCGTACAGTGACGCAGAACGGCAAGCAAGTGAAGATTAAAGTCGGTGGTGACGGAAGTGCCGGAGTTGCAGCAGGCAAAGCACTTCTTGACAAGCTGAAAGCTGAATATCCTTATGGCGTGGTGCTGATACTGTGCGCCGGCATGGAATACGCAGCTTTCGTTGAAAACGTTCGGCACAAGCACGTTCTTGTTGACGCAGAACTTGAAGCACAACGATTGATTGACAAACTTCTCGGCAAAATGCTTAAAAGCGTATGAAGAAGACAGAAATTCAGATTGAACGCGACTTCTATCAGTTCGTAAAGAAAAGCGCACTTGGTGCAGCGATTCGAGGCACCGTCTATCGAAGCGAAATGCGCCCTGCCGATGCCAAAGAAGAAGACTTGATTGTCAAGTTTCTTTCAGGCACAGACGAACAGATACAGCGCGGCACGGTCATTTTCAATCTGTATGTTCCTGACATCATCTATACAGACGGCCGCAAAGTTGCCGACAAGCAGCGCATCGGCGAGCTTGAAGAACTGATGAACCGCTTCAGCGAAGAATTTGACGATGCAGACTACTGTCTGACATCATCGTCAACACCATATTCAACGCTGAATCCCGACATCGAGCAGCATCTGATTGTTCAAAGAATCAATTTCCAACGAATTTCATAACATTTTTTCATCATGGCAAAACGTCTTAAAATCATCATGTCGTGGTCTGAATGTCGTGTCGAAGTTGGCAAGACGGGCGATAATGACGCAATGGCGACAACGCTTGTTTCTGTCGGCACTATCAACGACAAATCGACTACGCTTGCTACGGCTGACGGCGAATCGCTTGAAGCTAAAGCATCTGGCGGCAAGACTGTCGCAATGGAAGAAGGTGAGCCTGTCGCAACTATCACGACACGTGTCAAGGAAATGGACTTCGACACCGAAGCCATGTTTACCGGCGCAGTCAAATCGTCTGACGGCAGCGAACTTGACGTGAAGACAAACATCGTGCAGGGCGAATTTTCCGTCAAGGTCACCCCGAAGAACATCGGCGCAACCGGCATCAAAGCACCGCGTTGCAGCGTGAAGTTCAGACCCGGTTCGTCTGAAGACGAAGGTCATTACGTTGACCTGACTTTCACAATTCTTGAAACCGAAAGTGGCACATACTACAAGAAGTTCAAGGTTGCGAAAGAAGATTGGAATGACCCGACATTCGCAAAAGACCTCCCCTCAGCCGGCAGCTAACAATCAGCCGGTGACGTGTGGAAAGACACCCTTTCGAGTTGGCAGGTGAAACTCGCATTTTGCGTCACAGCATAGTTGGTCATGCACGACACGCGCAAGCGGTGAAGCACGTTTCGGGACATCAGTTCGATTCTGATTGGCGCACCATACTTCATTATCAAACAGCAATGGCAACTGAAAAAATCAATACAATCGAAAGCCGTGTTGCAGCTACAATATTGCAGCGCACTGTCGGCACGCTTGAAATCGAGGGCGTGAAATACGACATCGCGCCGCCTACGCTCGGCACGCTGATTCTCGCATCTGAAATCGTGTCTGTCTTTCCGCAGATTGGCGAAGTCGAAGACAAGCAGCGCATCTTCACAGCACTGTTCAAAGCTAAAGACTTCAAGATGCTTGCAGACCTTGCGGCTGTGCTGATACTCGGTTCAAAGCGACTGTCTGAAGAACGTGAAGTGACAGTTGTCAAACGCCGCTTCTTCGGTCTGTTCAAGTGCAAGCGCAAAGTGAAGCAGACTATTGACTTGCGTGCTGAACTTGCGCAGAAGATTCTTGACAACGTTCGACCGTCTGTGCTGTTTGAAGTCATCATTCAGCGTCTTCGCGATAACGAAGTAATGACTTTTTTCGCAATTACCACTTCCCTCAGCGCGGCAAACATTCTAAAACCGACAAAGACGGAAGTGGTGACAGACTAAACGACAGCATTTGGGCGACAGTTCTTGGCATCGCAAAGACGTTCGGCACGACACCTGACTACGCGCTTCACGAAATCAGCTTCAACAACGCGCTTCTGTATTCACGCGCAGTGCCTATGCCTGGCGATACAGATGAAAAGTCTGACAAGCCGCTTTACGATGACACGCTTGACGCTAACAATCCGGCAAACTTTGAAGATTTTGAAGATGAAATTGACGTAAAAGAAATTTAACGATGAGCGACACAAACGGCGATTTACAGTATATTGCGGCGATTGACACATCAGCCTATGACGGTGCGCTTGACAACATGGTTGCAAGCGCAGCAACCGCATCTGAACAGATAGCATCAGAAAGTCAGAAGATAAACGAACTTCTGACGAATGTTCCTGAAGTCAACATTGATTGGCTTCACAACATCACTGACGCTGAAGAAATGCGCAACGGCATCGGTGAAGCGTTCGCTGAAATTGCACGTGTCATTCGTGAGAATGAAACAGCAATCGGCGAACTGAATCAGATGTATAACGAAGCTGTCGAAACCGCCAACAAGTTCGCAAATTCGCCGGTCGAACATCTTCGCAACGAATCACAGGAAGCACGCAAGCAAGCGAAAGCGATTCAGGAAGTCATCAAGACACGCAAGCAGGCTATCGCAGCAGCACAGCAGACTGAAAAAGCACTTGACAAAGAAACGAAGTCTTTGCTTGATTCTGTCAAAGCGAAGCAGCAGAACAGCACCGCTTCACAGTCTTTGCGACAGCGCATCAAAGAACTTGAAATGGAAGCGGCGAATCTTGTCAACACGGCACACGCAGAAGGTGTCGAGTTAGACCAAACGAAAGGTCGCTATCGTGAAATCATTGAAGAACTCGGTCGCTTGCGCGACATTCGCGGTGATATTCAGCAAGCAGGTAACGTCTTCGCAAATGACGAAAATCAGATTGCCGGTGTGATTCAGGGTCTGTCAGGTCTGTCGGGCGCATTCACAGCAGCGCAGGGCGCAATCGGTCTGTTCGGTTCTGAAAACGAAAAGCTGAACGAAATCATGCTGAAAGTGCAGTCGCTTATGGCTATCACCATGGGTCTGCAACAGGTTCAGCAGGTCTTGAATAAAGACAGCACCTTTTCGCTTATCACGCTGAACGCAGTCAAGAAGCTGTTCGGCAAACATACTGAAGACAGCGCATCGGCACTGTCTGATGAAAACGCTGAAATCGCAGACAACATCAAGAAGACGAAAGAAGATGTTGTCACGACCGAAGCAGCACAAGCGGCAGAAACAGCCGACACTGAAGCGACCACCGCGAACACAGCCGCGACAAAGGGCAATGCGACAGCACAGACACAAAGCGCAGCAGCCGAAGAAGGTGCGACCGCAGCAACGACAGCGCACACCGGTGCAATGGCTGGCGCGACTGTCGCAACAAAAGTCCTGGCAGCAGCAACGAAGATTCTGAAAGTCGCACTTATATCGACCGGCATCGGCGCACTTGTCGTTCTTGTCGGTGAACTTGTCGCAATGGTCGTTGACCTGTTTTCAGCAGAAGACGAAGCAACGAAGCACACGCAAGACTTGCAGAAAATCAACGAAGAAGCCGCTGAAACTTACATCAAAGAAAAAGTCGCGCTTGAAGACAACATCAGAGCGTGCAAGAACTTTCACGGCACCAAAGAACAGGAGCGCAAGAAAGTTGAAGAACTAAATTCAAAGTACGGCGAAGCACTCGGCTATTATGACAGTGTCGAGCAGTGGGAACGTGTTCTTGAAGAACGCGGCCCGGCATACTGTGAAATGCTTCGCATGAAAGCTGTGCAGCAGGGCATATTGAACAAATATGTTGAAGCGTATGTCGCAGCGTTGGAAGTCGCACACAAAGCTGAAAACGGCGAATTTGACGACCATTGGTATGAGTTTTGGAATTGGGGCGGCAAAGGTGACGAAGAAAAGCGTGCTGATGCTATCGCTGAAGCTGAACGCGAAGTTCAGTATTGGAAAGATGCGATGGATCAGCAGCGCAAAGACCTTGAAGCATATCAGAAAGAACATCACTTCGATGTTGTGCATATCGACCCGAAATCAAAAAGCATATCAGGCGGCAAGGGAGGTTCTGCCGGTTCTACTTTCGACCCGAAGAAAGCAGCCGAAGAACAGAAAAAGGCACTTGACGAATACAAGAAAGCTGTCGAAGAATATGTGAAGCAGACGAACGCTTCTATATCACAGGCGATGATTGACAGCATGGAAGCAGGCTATTACAAAGAAATCAACGCGATGCACAAGCAGATGCAAGACCGCAGAAACGCTTGGCAGCAACAGTTGATGCAGCTTGCTACGACCATGCGCGACACATCGAAAGCATACTACCTTTCGCAGAAGGGCGCAACTGAAGAAGGGTGGAACGCTTCTGAACAGGGCAAGCGCAGCCTGACAGATTGGGCGAACGAACTTCTGAAAGATTCGCGCATCAGCGACAACTATCAGCAGGGTCTTCTTGACATCGACAACGCGCTTCAGAAAGGTCTTGCAGACATACGTGAAAAATACTTCGCGCAACTTGTGAACGACTTCGGCACGTATGACCAAAAGTTCGACCAACTGTCACAAGAATGGCAGAAGAAAATTGGATTCATCAGCACGGCGTTTCCTGAATTTCTTCCTGAAGCACTCAATCAGATGGAAGAAGCATTTTCAAAGCTGAAGACTGAAGACTTTCAGAAGTCAATAAATTGGGACACCGTCTTCGGCAATCTTGGCGAACAGTCGCTTCAGTCACTTGAATTTTCGCTGTCGAAAGTCAAAGCATACTTCGCGCAAGAAGGCAAATCAATGTCTGTCGAGCAGATAAAAATCTTTCAGGAAGCCATTGATAAAATGGAAGACGAAATTGCAAATCGCAATCCGTTCACAGCGATGCACAAGTCTTTCAACGACATCGGCGAAGCCAAAGAAGAACTGTCTTCAGCACTCGCAGAAATGACTTCTTCACAAGAAGCACTGACCGCAGCGCAGCGCGAATATAACGAAGCGTTTCGTGCTGAAAACGACATACGCGCAAAGTACAACGACATGACCGGCGAGCAACAGGAGCAAGCCGATGCACTTGTCACAGCACAGCGCAAAGTCTTGCAGTCTGAAGAAGAATATCAGGCGGCACTTGCGGCACGTGACGCTTTACAGCAGCGTGTTGATGCGGGCGAAACAGGTGACGTACTGAATGAGCTTGCCGATGCAAATGAAAATCTTGCATTATCTGAACAGGCACGCACGGAAGCGATTACAGCGCGTGACGCTGTGCAGTCACAGGTCAATGATGCAGACCTTGTTGCGCAGTGTTATACGCTTGCCACCGCGCAAGAAAAGCTGTCGAAGACAGAAAACACACTGACAACGGCACGTGAAAAGAACACCAAAGCGGAACAGCGCACGCTTACGGCACGCAATAAAGTCACGAAGTCATACAAGACATTCGCATCAAACCTCAGTGCCGCCGGCAAAGTCACGACAGACGTTGGCAAGAAAGCATCGAATCTTGCACGTGTCTTCAGCAAAGACGTTGCAGACGGTATGGATAAGGCTCTTGACTGTATTGACGAAGTGCTTGACGCAACAACTTCTGTCATTTCGGCAGTTGGTGACGTTGGCAAATCTGTCGCGAAAGGTGTTGAAACGACTGTTGACGGCGTTTCGCAGTGCACACAGGCAGCATCGCAAGCGGCAGCGACTTCTATCAGCACGGTCGAAAAAGCATCTGTCATTCTGACAATCATCAGTGCCGCATTGCAGGTCGCAACTGCAATCGCGAATCTGTTCAATGATGACGAATCGAAGCAGAAAGAAATCGAACGACTTCAGGAACGCATCGACCAACTTCAGTGGGAACTTGACAACGCAGATGCAGTGCGTCTTCAGCAGAAAGCAGGTGACGCGCTTCAGAAGGTGCGTGAAATCTACGCACAGGCACGCGAAGAAGTCTTGCGTCTTCACGGTGTGATGAAGAACGCAAACTATTGGTCGCAATGGATTGCCGCTTGCGCATATCAGTCTGAAATCTACGCGAAGACTGTTGAAAAGATTGCTGATTATTGGGCGAAAGTCGATTACACGGCAGACAAAGCACTCGGCGCAAAGAAGTACGAGCAAAGTCGCAAGCAGCTTGAAAATCTTGCTGAACAGCAGTTGCTGATACAGAAACAGATTAACGAAGAAAGCAGCAAGAAAGACAGCGACAGCGGCAAGATTCAGGACTACAAGAATAAGATTGCCGAAATCGCTGAAGAAATGGCTACGCTTATCAACGAAATGCTTGAAGACATCATCGGTGCTTCAGCAGAAGATATTGCGCAGCAGCTTGGCGAAGCGTTCTTTGACGCTGTCGCTTCCGGCGAAGATGCAATGGAAGCATGGCGCGACAAGGTCAATGAAATCATCAAAGACATCATGCAGCGCATGATGATTCAGAAATTTCTTGAAGCACCGCTCGGCGAAATCTTCGACAAGTACAAAAAGAAATGGTTCGGCGATGACGGTCGCTTCAGGGGCATCGACAATGTCATGTCTTCAATGGATGAATTTTCTGATGACCTGAATGCAGTTGGATCTTCTTTCCAGGCAATCATGAACGAACTGCCTGACGAAGTCAAACAGTGGTTCACAGGTGACGAAGAACGCGCAGCATCTGAACGCGGTATCGCGACAGCATCGCAAGACAGTGTCGATGAAAACAACGCACGTCTGACAACGATACAGTCGCACACATACACGCTTGTGCAGGGTGTCGCAGAACTGAACGCGACAGGCAATCAGATTCTTGACAAACTGACAAACATAGACAGCAACACAGAAAAGACAGCCGAAACGCTTGAAGACGTGAAAGATGAAGTCAAACGTGTGAAAGACGCTGTCGAAGACATCACAACGCAAGGCATCAAACTTAAATAATCACCGCATCATGGAGAATCTTACACCTATACGCACAGAATGGCGTAAAGCCAAAGCACGCGCAGCACAGTTGTGTTTGCGTGCCGGTCGTGAAGACGTTGCACAGAAGTTGCGCGTTTGCACGATGTTTCACGGCGATGAAACACTTGAAGAACTTATCGACAAGATGTTTTCGCCGCGTGGTCGTGAATTTATCGCACGCTTCGATTTTCCCACACTTTCAGTCTTCAGACAGTTCACGAAATATGACACGCAGTCGCTTGGTGTCTTCATTGATGCAGGTGACATCACCCTGACCGATGTGCAGCGTGTGATGCTTGTCGGCAAGACACGTGCGAAGCTGATATACACGCAGACAAAGCTGAACAATATCGTTGTGCTTCGCGGTGCAGAAGCGCATATCGAAGCTAACGGTTACAGTGTGGTGTCTGTCGATATGGATAGAACGTCAAAATGTCGAACGATACTTAACGACCATGCTGTTGTGCGATGAAGAACAAACTGTTAATTGACGGTCGTGATGCTTTCGTTGAATACGGCATCTTTGTTGAACAGCGCGGTTTCAAGCAGTTGATTCAGTTTCCGGCGTTCAAGAAAATCGACACGACCGATTGGCCCGAAGAAGACGGTGTCGAGCCTGACCTTATCGACCCGAAACTTGACACGCGCACGCTTCAGATTCAGTTCTGTATCACGAACGTGCGCTATGCTGAAGACCTGTTTGATGAACTGTCAATCGGCGCATATCACACGTTTCAGTTCAACGAAATCAAGAAAACATACAAGTTGCGCATGACGCAGAACGGTGCGTTTTCATCGTTCGTGAAACTCGGCAAGATGACACTGACATTCGCAGATGATTTTCCCGAAGTTCCGACCGGCACGTACTACGCGCTTGACAAGACAGACATCAGACAGATAGGTTTTGAAATTGACGGCATTGACTTCAGTCAGTTCGGCGCATACGTTCTGACCGGCAGTTCTGACAGCATCAGAAAAGCCGCGAACACGAAAGACAATCTGAAAATCTCAACGAAAGACAAAGCCGGTGTGCTGTATGATGCTTCAGCAGTCAACTTCAAGACGAAAGACATCACGCTGAAGCTGTTGATTGACGCGCCTGACATCACCGAATTTTGGAAACGATACAACGGTCTGTTTGCCGTCATCTTGCAGCCTGAATCGCGCACATTCTATTATAACGAGCTTGGCAATGACTATGTCTGTTATTACAAGTCAATGAGTGTGTCGGAGTTCGACATCTTGCGTTCGGGCAAAGTATGGTGTGAATTTCAAGTCGTTCTGACAGTCATCAATTACAGACCTGTCGGACAGTATATGCTTCTTGCGCATGAAGACTTCAGTCTTGTCGAAATACTTGTTGACGGTGTTCCGACACTTTTGCGCATCAGACCGCAGCGCGGCATATCGCTTCTGATTCATCAGGACGGGCAATATGTCATCGTGGATTCAGGCAATGACCAATTTCAGATATTTCTTAACGATTAACAATTAACAAATGGCAGACCTCAGAAAACGAGTAACGGAATTGCCGTCATCTTCTTCGACCGCCGGGTTATACACGCTCGGTGTGAACGAACAGAACGAGGGCGTGAAAATTCCAATCGGTGATTTGCTATCGGGTCTGACAACGCCGACACAGACGGCAGTTCAGACAGCCAATGAGGCGAAGACGATAGCGAATCAGGCGAAGACGCTTGCGCAGAATGCAAGTGCAAACGCGGCTTCAGCAGGTACGCAGGCAAATGCGGCGGCGCAGACAGCTTCAGAAGCAAAGACAGCAGCAGAAGCGGCAGCATCAAGTGCTGATACGGCTGTTGATGTTGCGAATCTTGCTATCGACAAAGCAGATGAAGCTGTTTCATCCGTTCAGGCTGTGTCGAACTCGCTTGCGAATATAATCGCGCCGCGACTGTTCATCAACGCGAAAGAACTTCTGCAACTGACGCAGGGCGTGACGCTTGAAACAGTCATCGGTGCGCTGTCTTCGCACGCAAGTTCATCACTGTTCAAGAAGTCGGGTCTTGTCGTGACATTTCCAAGCACAGAAGGTGGTTGGGAAACATGGCAGTATTTCTTCAATCTTCGCAGTGGCGCACAGCAGCCGCCATTCGACCCGTTCTTGCGCACAGACTATTGGCGCAAGTTCGGCGGTTCAGCAGCAGTCGGCAACTGTTTCAACGTAACAAACGATGTGCCGCTGTCAATGGGTTATTACACGCTTGAAACAGCAATCGCAGTCGCATACGACAAAGGCTTCCGCAATGTCGGTATGCAGATAACATTCGCGATTGCCGACAAGTCGTGGAAAACGTATCAGTATATCGGCGCAAGCAGTGACGAAACGACATTCAAGAACACCGGTAATTGGATTGACAATGCCGGCATGAGTGCAGGTGATGAATCTTTCATCATCATTGACGCGCTGTGCGGCCCATGTACCGCAGCGGCGTATTACACGCTTGAATACGCTATCAACGCGCTTGTCGCGAAGTCAACCGCAACAGGCATCGACTATCGCAAAAGCGGACTTGTCATCAGCTATCAGACCGGCGAAAACACTTGGGAAACGAAGCAGTTCGTTTCTTCAGTCGGCAACTTCGGTGAAGCAGGTCTGTGGAAAGACTTCGGCGGCGGTGGCGGTTCTACTGTCGAAACGAGCGACACGCCCGAAGAAAATGGCACAGACGCATTCAGCACCGGCGGTGCATACGCTAATATCCCGGCAAACATCAATCTTGACACACAGACTGAAGGTGTCGTGAAGATGCAGCTTGTCAATGCCGCCGGCGCAGCAGTCGGTGACGAAAAGCAGTTTGCAGTCGGTACAGGCGGTGGCGGCGGTCAGTCAGGTCTGATTCTTGAAATCACACCTGAAGAATCTCCGCTTTACGGTCAGGCGGCAGGCTCGCTTATCGTGAACGCAGCTATCACACTGAAGAACGGCACTGACTTTGAAAGCGGCATCATCGAGAAAGTCGAACTCTACGACCGCGACACAGAACAGCTTCTTGAAACTTTCAGACTGAACAAAGCGACATCGGCAGACAAAGAAACATTCGATTTTTCGTTTGACCTGTCTTCTTACTTCAGCCTGGCAGGACAGCGCAAGTTCCGTTTCGTTGCTTACGATGACAGCGACCGCACTGCAAAGCGCAACATCAACGTGACAGCAGTCGATGTGACTATCACTTCAGAACAGACGCTTCATTACACGCCGTCAACGGTCATCAACGTAGGCGGTGCAGTGAAGCAGCTTCCGATGTATCGCTTCGCGAACAATGCTTCAGACAAAGGCATTCTTTGCACGACTGAAATCTATATCGGCGGTCAGTGGAAGACGCTCGGCACAGCGACAGTCAGTGACACGTATGCGCACAGCATCACGATTGACCCGAAGAATTGCTGTGGCGGCGCACTTGCACACGGTGCATATCCGCTTCGCATTCATGGTGAAGACATCAGTTCCGGCGTTGTCGGCAATTATCTTCACACTGCAATCATGGTCGTTGACCCGACAAACGCGACACCGATTGTCGTATCACGTTGGTACAGCGAAAAGAAAGACGGCGAAGTCAAGCAGTACGAAAGCATCAGCTTCGACTTCGCGGCATATTCGACACAGGCAACAGAACTGTCTGTCGAAATTCTTGAAAAGGTCGGCACACACACAACTGTGAAGCGCACGTCACTGACACGGCGCGGCGTTACACAGACGTACATTCAGCGCGTGCAGGGTCATGCGATTGACGGATCTGTGACAATCGGACTGTCGGCGCGTGTCGGTTCTGTCGTGTCTGAAACCGCGAACTTCAAGGTTGTCGGCACGCTTCTGAACATCGAAAGCGTATCAGCGCAGCAGATGTTTGACATCGACTTCAGCAGCCGCAGCAACAAAGACACTGACAAGTCTATCACCGACAACGGCTTCACGATGACTGTCACAGGCTCGAACTACAACACGAACGGTTTTGTCAAAGACAGCTTCGGCAGTGAAAACTACGAACAGCCTAACGACACCGGCATCATGGCGTTGCGCATCGCTGAAAACGTCAAAGCAACGCTTGATTATGCGCCGTTCAACGTGACATCAATCGAAACGAACGGTCTTGCGATTCAGTTCAGACTTCGCACGAAGCACATCGCAGACGAAAACGCACGTCTTATTTCTTGCATCGCGAACGGCATCGGCTTCTTCGCGACCGGCAAGCGCGTTGTCTTCACGACTGACAACTGTGCGACTGTCGCCCACACGATTGACGCGGCACTTGAAGAAGACGCAATCACAGACGTTGCAATCGTCATCATGCCGACAAGTCAGGCACCGTATGCCGGCATCGGCACTGTCGCGCTGTATCTTGACGGCGAATTTGCCGGTGCTTGCTACTATGACGCAGGCAGCTTTTCAAGACACGCGACACAAATCACGTTTGACGGCTCGCACGCAGACCTGTATCTGTATAACATACGCGCTTGGGAAACGTACTACAACTTCGAGCAGTCATTCAACAACTACTTGCTGAAATTGGCTGACTCAGAAGCGATGATTGTTGAATACAACTACAATCAGGTTATGTCTTCGCAGACAGCAGAAGGCAGACCGGCACGCAATATCCCGCAAATGTCGGCACTCGATGAACGCGGCATCGCGTATGCCGTGATGTGCAAATCAGCATCGACTGAAAACACGCCTGAAAACTATCCTGACTATATCGAAACTCTTGACGGTGACAAGAAGACTGCAACGCTGATGGATTGGTACTTCTACTTTCCTGATGCGCCGTGGCGAAACATTGTCATCGAAGAAACGCCGACCACAAATCAAGGTACAACGTCTTCATGGCGTAAAGTCAAGAACAAGAAGTCGAAGCTGAAGAAGTGCAAGCGCATTCGCATGATGTACGACCGCAGCACGTTCACAGACGCGAAGCAGCTTGAAGAATACGACTTCATCGCAGGTCTGTGCGCGAAGAAGAAGATTCAGATTATGCCTGGCACAACGCCGACCAACATCTTCTGTATCAAAGTCGATTATTCTGAATCAGGCGGCGCAAACAACGGCGCATCGACACAGCTTTACAACGAACTGTCACGCGCACTCGGTTCAGCATACATGACACCGGCGCAGAACTTCTATACCGGCGATTATGAACTGAATCCGTGCATCAGTTCGACACCGCTTGCACTGTATCGCACAGACCAAAATTCGCCTGACGCGACTTCGCCGTCTTACGGCTATTTCCATGCAAAGGGCAACTTCAATCACGACAAGGGCGATGCTACTGTCTTCGGTTTTGAAAACTGTCCCGGCTACAATGACGGCTGTCTGAATTATGGTGACTTCACAGAGTACATCGCAGCACGAAATCAGACACTCGCAGACTTCGCCGCTTCAGTCGATAAGTCTGAATGGAACACTGAAGAAGTCATCGTGCTGTCAGAATTTTGCGGCCCGAATCACAAAGTGTTCCGCTATCAGAACGGCGCATGGACTGAAACGACCGGCACAATGACGTACACCGGCGGTCGCTGGCGTATCACCGGCGATGTTGTCAACCCTGTCGAATGCTACGAACTGAAAGCATACAACGACATGGATTGGTTTCAGAACGTATCGACCATTGATGATATGCTTCGCAAAGCTGATGACGGCAGTTATGTTTGGCTTCAGCAGTACGAAAGCCGCTATCCCGATGACGATAATCTGAATCAGGCATACGAAGACGGTCGCAAATTGCCGTATCGTCTGTTCAAGTGGCTTCAGTGGTGCAACGAATGCAATCAGCACAAGACAGCAGCAGACGGAAACATCACGATTGACGGCACGTCTGTTTCAGGCACGCCCGAAAATCGTCTGAAGAAGTTCAAGCACGAACTTCACAAAGAAGCGAATCCGTACAGCGCAATCATGTATCATGTCTTCACTGATTATCTTGCGTGCGTTGACCAACGTTCTAAAAACATGATGGTCGGCTTCTATCTTGAAGCAGACGGCAGTGTCAGAATGTATCTGAATCATCTGTATGACGGTGATACAATCTTAGGCAGCGACAACGACTGTGGTCTGACTATCCCGGCAGAACTTGACCCGAACAATGACCCGAACGGTTATTATCAGGGACATGACAGCGTGCTTTTCACGCAGCTTGCAGCCGCTGATTACATTTGGTTGCAGCCGTATCAGTCTGACAGCGACACAGAAGATTCTACGCGCACGACTACTGTCGCACGCATCGCAGCGTTGATGCGTTCGCAGCAGTTGACATCAGGCTTGCGCCCGTTCTCGCCGCAGGGCATCGAGAAGTATTGGATTACAGACCGCTTGCAGAAGTGGCCGAAGTTGGTATCATCGTATGACGGCAATCGCAAATACATCGAAAACAGCGTTGTGACATCGAACTATTACTTCGCGCTTCACGGTCTGTCAATCGCACGACTTCGCGAATACGTGAAGACACGTTTCCTGTATCGTGACGGCTTCTATCGTTGCGGTGACACGTATTCTTCAGCAGCAGCTATGCGATGCACAGGCACGAACATGAAGATAACAATCAAAGCAGGTAAGTCGGGTTACTTCGGTGTCGGCGTTGACCGTGCGAACGAAGCGAACGGCGGTTCTTGCTATCTGAACGCAGGTGAATCGCACACGTTCAACACCAACAACACGAATCTCGGCGGCGGTGTGATGATTTACATCTTCGGCGCAGACCGTGTTGAAGAACTTGACATTCGCAACGCGACACCGAAGCAGCAGGGTTGGGACATCAGCAATCTGATTCTTCTGAAGAAACTTATCATCGGCGGTGCTAACTATACACCGGCAACGACAACAGGCGATGAACTGTCGACGCTTGCGCTCGGTCAGCTTCCGTTCCTTGAAGAAGTCGATTTTCGCAACTTCCCTCTGAAAGCAGTTGACGCTACATTCTGTCCGCGTCTGAAGACCGTGCGCGGTACAGGCTCGCAGTTGCAGACGTTCACACCGGCGCAGACAGCACCGATTGAAACGCTTGAACTGCCAAGCACGATGACAGCACTGACGTTTCAGAATCTGCCTAAACTGACGTATCCGAACGGCGGTCTGACGATTGCCGGTTACAGCGCAGTGAAGCGTCTGCAACTGTCAGGGTGCGCAGGTATCGACACGTTCACGATGCTTCAGAACGTCATCAACGGCGGCGCACATCTGACTGACATCAGCATCACCGGTCTTGAAGTGAACGCAGACGCGACTATTCTGAACGCGCTGATGAATGACGGCACAAAGGGCATCGGCAGTGACGCAGAATCAGGCTGTGACGGCATCACCGGTTCATGGATTCTGACGAAGCTGATTGAAGACGATGACCTTGCGGCACTTCAGACATACTTCAAACCGCAAGACGTTGGTCTGACTGTTCACAACGCACAATTCACCGGCGTTGTGTTCGATGACGCGAACAACGACCCGGCGAACATTACGAACCTCGACAACAACACGACCGGCGATTCGTATGTGCCAAGCGGACATATCACGCGCATACGTTCGTTTCTCGTTCCGGTCAAGGGTAAATTGAACACCGAAACCGGCGTGTGGGAGGGCGTGCGCGTCAGCGAATCGAACTACCGTCAATTGTATGACGGCACGGATTTCGATTACTCCGACCAACTCGATGACGGATTCGATGTGATGATGCGATTCCCGGATTGTTGGTATAAGGGCGTGAACGATTTCAAGAACAACAAAAAATATCTGTTTTGGTCTTCCGTTCCGGACACGCCCATTTCGACCGCACGCAACATCACGCGCAAAAAACTCGCGGACATCATTCGCACGCAACAACGCACGATTCAAACGCTCGATGTCGAAATCGGTGTCGATACGCTCGAATCTGCCGGTGTTCTCGCCGAAACCCCGAATTGCAACGTTTATGCCCTCAATGTTGCCGGAATGAAACAAGTCCGTTGGCCGGGCATGAACTCATCGGCAATCGGTTCGGCGTTCCTTGATGCGAACGGTGTCATCATC